CGAGGCGACAGGCCCTGCCGGGGAGTGGGGCCCGGGGCAGTACGACGACATCGCGTCGAAGTGGGACCGCCCCGGCGCGGACAAGGGCTACCTCGAGCGCGTCTGGCTGAACCGGTGGATCAAGTCCGGCGCGCAGGCCTTCGACACCAAGCGCTGGTCGGAGCTGCACCAGGTGCACGGCGAGGAAGACGGCGCTCCGCGCCGCCGGATCCGCAAGGGCGCGAAGGTCGCCGTCGGGTTCGACGGCGCTCGCCGCCGCGACTCTACGGCGATCGTCATCACAGAGCTGTCCACGGGCACGCAGGAGCTCTACGCGCTGTGGGAGCGGGACCTGGACGACCCGGACTGGGAAGTCCCGGAGGACGAGGTCAACCAGATCGTCGAGGAGATCTTCAAGACGTACAAGGTCTGGCGCATGTACGCCGACCCGCCGTACTGGGTGACCGAGGTCGGGGTCTGGGCCGGCAAGCACAAAGGCCTCGTCGAGGAGTGGTGGACCAACCGGTTCAAGATCATGGCCTACGCCATCCGTGCCTACCAGGAGGCCATGGCCTCCGGCGCCCTCGGCTGGACCGAGAACGACCCCAAGGCCGCGGACTTCGCACGGCACATCGCCAACGCCGGCCAGCTGCTCCTGAACTTCGTCGACGACAACGGCGACCCGCTGTACATCCTCGGCAAGATCCACCCCGACCGGAAGTTCGACGGTGCAATGGCCGCGGTCCTGTCGTGGCAGGCCTACCTCGACGCCGTCAAGGCCGGCGAGAACAAGCCCCGCCGACCCACCAGACCACGCCGCATCCGGTGAGGAAGGAGGACCCGTGGCGATCGACATCAAGACCAAGGGCGAACCCGGCTGGTACCTCAAGCGGCTCTCGGACAAGCTCGAGCGCCGGCGCAAGGACACCATCGACGACCTGTTCGCCCGGTACGAGGGCAACGCCCCGGTCCCGCCGTCGCTGCGCGACGCCCCCGAGAGCGCGAAGCGGTTCTTCAAGACGTCGCGGACCTCGTTCGGCGAGATGATCGTCAAGGCCGTGAAGTACCCCCTGCGGCTGCAGTCGGTGGCCACGGCCGCCGACGACTCCGAGACCGGCGACCCCGAGGCGTGGAGGCTGGTCAAGGCCTCGGGCATGCGCACCGAGTGCGACAACGCCCACCGCCTGGCGCTCATCGCCGGCACCTCGTACGCCATCGTCGCCCTGCACAAGGGCAAGCCGGTCTACACCTCCGAGGACCCGCGACAGGTCATCACCATCCACGACCCCGTCGTGCAGGCGGACATCGTCGCCGCGGGGAAGTTCTTCCACCACGAGGAAGACCAGCGCGACTACGCCTACCTCTACCAGCCCGGCCGCGTCTGGCGCGCGTACAACGACCGCAAGAGCCCCAACGACCGCGTCCGGTTCTCCTCCTCGTGGACCTGGGACGACGAGTTGGGCGGCGAGGACGGCCAGCCGCTCCCACAGGGCAACGAAGACTTCATGCCGGTTCTGCGGTACCGCAACGAGGAAGGCTGCGGCGAGTTTCAGCGCCACCGTGACCTGCTCGACCGGCTCGACCACATGGTCCTGCAGGGCATGACCATCGCCACGCTCCAGGCCTTCCGGCAGCGCGCGATCAAGGTCGCCGAGGAAGACATGCCCGAGGAGGACGAGGAGACCGGGCAGAAGATCGACTACAACGACATCTTCCAGGCGGACCCCGGCGCCCTGTGGAAGCTGCCAGAGACCGCCGAGCTGTGGGAGTCCGGCAACGTCGACCTCAGCCCCGTGTGGACCGGCATCGAGAAGTTCACGCAGCAGCTGTCCGCGGTGTCCTTCACCCCGCTGGCCATCTTCTCCCCGGACGGTCAGAACCAGTCCGCCGCCGGCGCCGCGTTCGCCCGCGAGGGCCGCACGTTCAAGATCGAGGACCGACAGGACCTGTTCGGCGAGGTCAACGCCGCCGCCGTCGCCGCGCTGTTCCGCCTCAACGGAGACACCGAGCGCGCCAACGTCGAGGACATCGACATCGTGTGGCGCCCGGCCGAGCGCTACGGCCTGTCCGAGCGCGCCGACGCCGCCGTCAAGGCGAAGGCCGCCGACGTCCCGTGGGAGAGCCGGATGCGCGACATCTGGCAGTACTCCCCGGAGGAGATCGAACGCATGCGCACCGAGCGCGCCGACGACATGGCGCTCGCGGCGACGCTGGCCGAGCAGGCCGCCCGGGCGGAGGCGGCGCGCGCCGCGGCGCAGCAGCGCGGCGAGCCGGAGCCGACCGAACCGACCCCTGAGCCGGAGCCCGTGGCGGCCTGATGGACTGGGACGAGGTCGGGCACCTGGTGAGCGCCGACGGCGAGCTGCAAGAGGCCGTCGCGATCTCGACGTCGGCGCAGGTACAGGCCGCGTACGAGGGCCTGGACTGGTACGACCACGCGGCGATCACCGCGGTCGCAGCCGCAGCCGGCCAGGCCGTGCGCGCCGCGGCGCAGACCGCCGTCGGGCTGTCGTCGGCGTACCTCACCCGGGTGCTGCGGGAGATGATCACGGCCGGCTCGCCGACGTCACGCACCCTGCGTCTGTCGGGCCCGCTGCGGTTCGGTGTTGCGTCCTGGGCGTCACCCTACGGCCGCGTCGCGGACACGGTCCGGTTCCAGATCTCCAAGGGCAAGTCCGTCGATGAGGCGATCCGGATCGGTCTGGAGCGCGCCGACGCCATGGTCCGCACGGACCTTGCCCTGGCCCGCCGGCTGCAGGCCCGGTCCACGTTCGAGGCCACCCCGCGCATCTACGGGTACCGCCGCGTCGTGCATCCCGAGCTGTCCAGGACCGGCACGTGCGCCCTGTGCATCGCGGCCGCGGACCGCCGGTACAACATCCAGGACCTGATGCCCCTGCACCAGCGGTGCAAGTGCACGGTGCTGCCGATCACGTCGGGCAACGACCCGGGCGGAGCGTTCGACCAGGACGAGAAGTTCGCCGACGCCTACCGCATGGCGCTGTCGAACCGCGCGAAGGACCTCAAGGATGTTCGGGTCCGGTACGAGTGGAACGACGAGCTCGGCCCCACGCTCGCGGATGCCGAGCACCGCTCGACGCACCCGGGCCGCAACCTCGTAGCCCGGGAGCAGCGCGGCCAGGGCCCGGTCACGCGGCCCGACACCCGCGCGGAGTCGCAGGCGTTCTTCAACGCCGCGCTCGCCAACCTCTGACTCCACCGGGCGGCATGCCCGGCCAGCCCGCCAGGGCACCCCCGCTCACCGACCCGACATGGGAGACCCCGTCATGCACGCACGCCTGTACAAGCCCGGCACCGACGTCATCGACATCACCGCCCCCGGCGGCATCGCCGCCCTGATCGCCTTCCACCGTCGCACGTTCGGCTCCGCCGTCATGGAGGACGACCCGGACGACGACGATGACGACGACGGGGACGACGACGGCGACGGCGAGCCGAAGCTCAACGAGCACGGCTTCCCGGACAAGACGCCGTGGAAGCAGATGAAGCCGGAGCACCAGGCCGCGTACTGGCGCCACCAGTCCAAGCGGCACGAGACCCGGGCGAACGCCGTCGGCGACTACGACAAGGTCAAGGCCGAGCTGGACGGACTCAAGGCGAAGCACCAGACGGCGGACGAGAAGGCCGCCGAGGAGGCCAAGACCCAGACCGAGCAGGCCGCCCGTGCCGACGAGCGCGCGAAGCTCGCGCCCAAGCTCGTCGCCGCCGAGTTCAAGACGGTCGCCGCCGGCCACATGCCGACCGAGCAGGTGGAGGCCCTGATCGCGGGCGTCCACGCACCGAACTTCCTCACCGCTGACGGTGAGGTCGACACCGACAAGGTGACCGAGTTCCTCGAGCCGTTCATGCAGGACGACGACGGCGACGACGAGGACTCGAAGCGCAAGAAGAAGTGGCCCGACATGGGCCAGGGACGGCGCTCGAACAAGAAGTCCACGGGCGTTGGTGCCGGCCGCGACCTGTACAGCGACCGGCACTCCAAGAAGTAGTCCCTCACCCACCCCCACCACGGGAAGGAATCACCCATGCCTCGTCTCAAGAACGAGACGTTCGGCGGCGGCGACATGTCCTGGCTCGGGTCCACGCACGGCAAAAACAACGCGCGCACCGAGATCCACGACAACTCCGCCTACACCGCCGGCACCCACTACCCGGACGGGTACATCAAGGCCGGCACCCCGGTCGCCAAGGTCGCCGGGCTGCTCGTGCCCTACGACCCCACCGAGGCGACCGTCACCGGCGCCGGGATCCTGGCCGGCTTCATCTTGACGGACCAGGCCGTCGTCGGCACCGCCGACTTCGCCGTGCCGCTCCTGGACCACGGACGGGTCCGGGTCGCCAAGGTGCCCACCACGCCCGCGTTCACCGCCCCTGTAGCGGCCGCCCCGCGCGCCGCGACCACGTTCGTCTTC